CTTTCTTCACCAATATAAACATACTTTGAACAGCCATATTGTAGGTTTAAATGAGCATCATCAGTCGTAGCCCAAGCCCAATCAGAATCTTCGGTTCCCCCTATTGTGCCATAATTCCCTTCCGCGAATACAAATGTACTTACCCCTGATGTTAGCCTAAATTCCTGCCCATCATCTAATTCAATGCTCCATATCTTATTGCCTGTAACAGTTAATTCAGATACATCAACAGCAATATTACCAGAAGAAACCGAAACACCCGTAGTGTTATCTGCACTTCCATTTACTTTCGATACCGATGCCCCTGTTGCTGCTGTGTCTAAGGTAATAGTTACATCATTCGTGAACTCAATGCAGTTTCCCTCTACTAATGAAGCATCATTTCCGTTGGGAGAATTGTCTAACCATAAGTTGTTTTCAAAATCAAAGTCTCCTGAAAAATATTCTGAGTGTGCAGCCCAGTAACGGCTCCAACTGAACTTGCTTCTGAAAACCGAAAATAAATTCCTTTTTAACATCAGCTCGACTGTTTAATGAATATTCCGCATTCATGTGTAGCCGCCGGGGTGATCTTGTTGAATTTCCCGGTGATGATCGTTCCCTGTGGGTAGCCATTAGTACCACCTGAACGCCTCAGAGCGCTTACGGCTGTACCATCTTCCTCCAGGGTGGTAAAGGTCGCCCCGTCTGTGTAAATCTCAATAGCATAGACGTATTCGCCATCTTCATCCTCATATGATGAGCTGTTGTAGACGTTGCTATTGTTTATCACGTCATGTGATCCCGGGTAGCCGCCGCCGCCGTTCATCATGTACTGCATAACTCCCTCGGCTGTGTACTTGTTATAAATCTTGTCTTTCATCACGTTAATTTTTATATTGTTTTCTCAGTTTGCTTAAATTCTCGTCTATCTCGCTGAATCCGCTATCGAATGAATAGCCCAGCGGTATCTCATTCATTGTTGTGTAGAGCATATCCGCAGCCTCCATCTCGTACCTGTCATAGTTGGTAGCTGTACGCTTCTCATTCCTGGTAAGCCAGTCCATCGAGCTGAGTGTCCGGCCCAGCGATTCGAGATCATCCTGGAGCTCCTGTATAGCCATGATGTCGTAATCCACGAAGTACTCCTCCCCATAAAAGCGGCCAAACAGGTTATTTATATTTTCCCTCAGATCATCCATGTCCGGCAGCACGCTCATTGTCATCAGTGCCTTGCGGGCCTCCTGCAGGTTGTTAAGTGTGGATGCATCTGATGATAAAAGGGATGGGTGGATACGGAAAATATTACACAGCACTTCTTTGTAATGCTTCTGGCTCTCCAGCACTCCCAGGTCCACGGGTGACTTGCCTATGTCTATCTTTTGTAGTGGGGCCCTGTTAAATACCAGGTTCCCTTCGCCATCCTGGGCCCTGAGCGCTGCCCTCTTGAATTTCTTTCTCAATGCCTCGGCCTGCTCCTTGGTGAACTCTATCTCTGTCTGATCGGTCCCGGTAAGTATGGCCTTCACTCCCTCATTCGAGAATGATGCATTCTGATGGTTCAGTCCGCTATTGTCGGAGTTGATGATCCTGGCTGCTGCTACAAGTGGCGATAAGCCGTACAGGTTCCTTCCCAGGTTATCCCATATAGGATTAAAATATTTCCAGTGCATGACGTTTCGCCTGTCCAGCTCCTTGCGGCCATATATCTCCTCGAAGGTGAATGCCTTGATCGGATCCACGAAGCTGCCCGGCACGATCCTTATCTTATCGGCCGGCATCAGAAACAGCTGTGCCAGCTCCCTACTCCCTGCCGGGATAGCGTAAAGGTAGGCATCACCCGTGGTGTCCCTGTATGTGAACATACCCTCAATGATGGAGGCAAACGAGTATTGTGGATTGGGCTCCTTTATCAGCTTGTTTATCGGTGTGCCCTCCACCTCTTCGAGTGCCTGCTCTTTGATAGCTATGGCCCGGCCCAGGTTGAGATCCTTGTTGCTTATGTGAGTGTATTCCCTGAATTTCTGCTTATTCTTGACCTTGTAAACCAGCCATGGCACACCCTTAGCCGCATTGGCCCGTAGTGAGATGATTGAATACACGGTGGAGTTATATGCATAGCCCTTGGTGATGTAGTCTGTTTTGCTGATCAGGGGATTGATGACCGGCCCGGAGTTGATCTGGCTGTACAGCATCTGTGCGAGCAGGTTCCACTCCTCGTTATTGAGCATATACATCTGCTCCTTCGTTGTTTTCTTCTTTCGGTTGAATATGCTCATACTACCCAATTTTCAGTTTTGTTACCCATTAAATCTGTTATCATCCATACCAACGCATCCACTCTGTTAGGAGATTTGCCAATTCCTGGAACCCATGTACACATCTCTGTCTCTAATTTGTCAAGACCGAGGGCATGATAAATCTTTCCCTGCTCATATAATGCTACAACCGGCTCCGCTCTTATCTCTTTACCTCTGCTGGCATGCACTTCTTTTACTCTTATCATTTTATTGACATTGTGTATAGTTGAAACAACCATCTTTCCACCGTAATTTGTTTCTGCCACTACATCATTAGCACCTAACCTGTTGTATTCGCTTACTGTTGTGCTACCCCATTTGTAAGGACTATATTGCCCTGAAAGGTCTGTAAGAACATAAATATTACCCCTCTCGTCTATGCCTCCTGATATAATACCTACTTCATCTCTGCCGGTCGATCCTGATGGATCAACGCCTACAACAATGCGCTTAAGATGTGGAGGGTTATCTACATGCTTAAACATGTCTGATGTCCAAAGAACACCCGAAACACTATCAACAAACTTCCCGTATATTTCCTGCTCTACCATTGCTGCTGACATTCGCCCCATGTCCTGCTCCAATTCTGCAATCTGTTCTTTATCCAATTTTGGATTATCATAGCTGGTATACTCATGTAGCAAATATCTGGGTTTACCTGACTTCGCCTCTTTGTAAATTGTAAAAAATGGATGTTCCTCATCTTTGTTTTTTAAACCCCGGCAAAACTTCCCTTTCGGCACCCCCCCCGCTATAAGAACGCTATCAGGCGAATCCATAAGCATAGGAAGAACTGCATTAGTATACAGGTATTTATTGTTGAGAATTATTCCAGCCTCATTTAAAAAAATATAATCATAGCCGAATCCTTCCCAGTTTTCAGGATGGTCAGCACTACGAAAATCAATGTATCCATCTTCTACAAATAGCTTCTTATCCTGCTTATAGTATTTATAGGCAATCTCGTTTTTTTTGAGTGCCGGTGTAAAATACCTCTCAAAATACCTGTCTATATTACCGTGAATGGTATCGCCCCAAAGTATCTTCCTTCCTTCAATCATCCATTCTATACAGGCGTGTGAAGCCCCGTGTGTAAGCCCAAACCTTCTCCCTTTCGTTATAATCACGTACTTAATTCCTGTTGGTATGTCAAAGAACAACTTTAATTGTGGTTTTGTATATAATAGCTCAATGTTATCATTCATCATTCTCCCCTATAATCCTCCGGGTAATTGTTATTGATCCGCTGTGCTTATTATCATGCTCCTGCTTATCTGTTAATCCTAAATCTCTTGCTATGATGTTGGAATTAAATATTCCTATTGCAGCTCCTTCAAACTTCTGATTATAGATGATGTCCTCTATTTTATGTATGACAGCAATAAAATCATTTGACAAATCCCGTCTTTTGAACTCTTTAAACCACGCTTCACAGGCACCACAATAAAGACAAAAGCCCTTTAATGTATAGGGCCTGTTCATCTTAACAATGTTTACAAACTTAGTTCCTTTGTTATCTTCGGCAAGTATCGGATTAGTATCACACCATTCAAAGTATTCACATGCAGCCTTCCACAGCAAATCAGGAGTAGTAAATAATTTGTCCCTGCCATGCTTTGACCTCAATTTCCAGAACTGATTACCCTGTGGTGCGGCCATAGTAGATACTTTAATTTACCAAGTTTGTTGTTTTTTACGTAATAAAAGTATATTCAGGTTACTATTTTTCAACATATTCTCACATAAAAAAGGCCGGCTCCCTGAGAAGTCGGCCCTAAAACCCTATGAAAACTATGTGTAACCCAAAGGCAAGGTAGGTAATGTTTTAATTATTTGCAAATTTCTTTTCAAGCAATTCAAATGCTTTTTCAAATGCTGCCTGTTCAGCCTCTTTCCTGTTTAAATACATATATCCTTTTGAGTATATTGGATGAAATGATGTCTCTGTTAGTTTAAACAAATCATAATTCCAGCTATTAATGCTATCTGCACTTATTTCGATAAATATATCGTGTTCATCAAAAAAGTCATAAAGATCCCTTACTTCTTCAGGGCATCCATAATCCTGATGTCCCGGTGTATCAATTTCTTTCACGCTGTCTTGTGCTTCTCTGAATGCTTTTGGGCATTCCTGTCTGATTTTTTCCCAATTCATGATTTCTGTTTTAAGTTATTAATCGCTTTAAGTTTTTCTTTTCGTGTACTATTGTAAACTTATTAAGCTCATATATGAGTTCAAGTATTTTGTCCTTATCTGGCTCTGGCAGATTGTTGTTTCCACTGTCCGCTCCTATATTTACCTGAACCGGGTCACACCGTTTTATTAATCCCACCATAGGAATAATGTCAAAATCCATTATAGGCTCAATAGTTACAAATTTATTACCCGTATTTATCCAGCTCATCCCAATAGCTCGATCAACAGGGAGAGGGCTGTATTGCATAATAGATCGGTAGTGTCTATTTGTTTCGATAGTTGTGCAGATTGCATAATCCAAATCAGTAATAGATTTAATAAGTTCAAAATTTTTAGGATTTTTGCTTTGGAAAAAATACACATTGTTATAATCTGAACAATGCACAATAGTGGCAATAATCCACATTTCGTTAATATCCCTGGCCCACATATCACAACTGCTACCAACAAATATAAAGTTTCCTGAACCTAAATCTGTTTTTAATTCACGCTGGTCAAATCTAATCGGATTTTGTTTGCCCCATTTTTTCATGTAACAGTATGAGCAGTCGTGAGGGCAAGCCCCTTTAATTGTGTTCCACGTATGAGTAATGAACTCATACATATTTCCTTTACTTTCATTTAATCCCATGATTTCTATTTTTAATGTTCTTTAAGCCAATTCTCAATATATGCCCTGTCATTGCTCACGAATCCGTCATGGCAGTCAGCCTGGAAGTCCCGTGCGAGCTTTTCCAGTTGCTCAATGCTCAGAAAGTATCCTTCCCGGTATTGGTGTGAGCCGTCTTTTTGTTTGCGTAGTTGGATTTCTTTGTTCATAGTATCTCGTAGTTTTTTATTGCCTCAATTATATGGTAATGCTGTGTTTTGTTATACAGTCCGCCGTTCCATTCAATCAATGCGAAGTCGCCTGGTTTCATATTAGTAGTTTTTTCGTGTTAATATCCAACATCCATAACAGAGCCCGTTGCGTAGTACTTCTTTCGGCCTTCCACATCTTCGGCAAAATCCCTTGACTTGCTTCTTTGCCTGATAAGGATTTACTTTTTCAGGATCTGGTCTATTCATTGTTCTTCCTCCTGTGTTAGTGATTTGATATAGTTAACAACATATATTCCGAAATCAGTTGAATATTCAGCATTTGCCTCCAGTTCTTCAACTGTGAAATTATGGTTAAGATTCAGCCATTCATCATCTTCGGCCATAAATAAATGAGCAAGTTCTTTTATCTTTTCTTCACTCGGCATCTTCTCTGCCATCTTCTGTCTCAAGTATTGTTCTTCTGATACTTCTTTGTACCAAATACCTGGTTCATCATTACCAACCATTTCACAAAGCGAATACTGACTAATCCATTCTTGATTTTGATAATCATAATAAGCCGCTTGTCCTGTATCTGTCCAAACATAATCTGATGTTGATT